CTTTTACACCTTCTGGCTGTTCTTCTATGACTTTTACAACTCCGTCGTCGTTCGCTTCTAAATTAGTGTGAGTAGGTTCTACGTCTTTATCTTGAACAGATATTCGCATATTACCTTGTACTTTGATGTCTAGGTTTCCTTGTATATCTTCGTCGTTTCTAAGATGTATCTTACCGTTTCTTCCTATTAATAAATCAAAATTTTCTGCACTTTCTATTTGTACTCGTCCGCATTCGTTGCCTTGCGCATCGAACAATGCTGGACCGTTATGTCGATTTTCTTTGTCAAAATATTCAGCCGTTGCTTTGATATTAACGTTCCTTCCGGCTTCAATATTAATATCTCTATCTGCCCTAAAGTTCATATCGTTTTCTGTGTGTATAGATATCGAATCTTTGGCATAGATATCTATCTTGCCGTTGCTGGTTAATTCTATCCAAGTCGTGCCTTTGGCATTGCCTATGTAAATCAAGTCTTCAGAATTGTGTAATAATATCTGGTGTCCTGTTCTGGTTCTAATCCTAAAACTTTCCCCGTAAGGAATGGTTGGATCTCCTTTTTCTCCGCTTAAAATATCAGCATATTCGACTGGTCCTTCCGAAGCCGGAGTCTTACGTTGATATTGATCGTCGCCGTCGTCGAACACCATCTGTGTTCCCCCCAACCTACTAACCGGGACAGGCCCTTCGGATCTAGAGAGCAATGTTCCTACAGTAGCTCGTTTTGAACCAGGTCTTCTATCTAACGGTCCGGGAGTGCTAATTCCAAACACCATATTAGGAATATCTCTGCGACCTCCCGAGTTGTGGCTACCTCTAACATCGTCATCTAGTAACCCTTCTTCTAATAAATGGTCGGCTAACGGATGTACTGCTTTCTTGACTTTGTCTGGATTGATAGCATTGGGATCGGTGTTGATTCTTTTGTTAACTTCAGCTACCGGTAATCTAGTGCTAGGAGCATATTTCAGTTTATCTTCAATAGATAACTCAACATCAGTACTGCTGGCAATTCCCGGAACCATGTGATTAGCAAATCTAGGAGGAATACAAGATATCCAATAGCCTTCTGCTGCGCTGCCGTCAACAAAACAGACCAACACCGTGGTTCCTACATCCGGTGGGATAAACCAGATTCCGTAAGATTTCTGTGTATCGTTAAAATCAGCTTGATTAGTTCCCATGAACTCAAATGCAGTACTTCCAAAAAATGGACTAGCATATCTGACTATATAGGTTTGATTATCATCTCCCACTGCATTGGATTGTCTTCGTTGAAGAGTCACTTCAAGCGTTCCCATGTAAGTTGGATCTAAGTGGCTGATGACTTTGGCCAAGTACAGACCCGTTCCTAGACTACCGGCTGATTTATTAGCTACTTCTCTTCGTTCTAAAGGCATTTAATAAGGTCCTAATAATTCTTTTAGATCATAGGTCGCAGTTTTTGGTTTTTCCTGCGGCCCGATGCTTGCGGCTAGAGCATTATTAAGATCAACACTCTGAGGTTTATTATCAAAATCAGAAGCCTGTAGAGGCATCCTGATGCATTTTAATTGTTGTTTAAAAACGCCATCTGTGAAAACGTTTTCGCACATAGTAACTTTATAAATTCCGCTGAAGGGACTTTCTCTTCCGTCATTAGGAAATTGATATAATCCTGTTTGTTCGTCAACATCTTTCGGAGTTTTAAATGTGATATAGATATACACATCACTTCCTTCGTAATTCATAGTACCGTCTGCTGTAGTCAATGCATTCTGCGCAGAAGCTGGCGCAAAATAATTTCCTATGCCGCTGTCAACCATCCAGTAGGGATCTCCTAAAATCTCAATATCTGCGTTTATTAAATCTCCGCTGTTGTTTAAAAATGCTTCGTGGAAAGATTTAGCTACCATCTGTTCTGTTGTCTCGTTACCCGAAGGGCTTCCAGAAACTTTTAAAAGATTTGGATCCTTTTTAGCTGTTTTATTTCCGGTATTAGCAGCTAACGCAGCACCGCCTGCGGGTCCTGTATTTGTTTTTGTTTTCTTTCCTGGATTTTCTGAGACACCTTTTTGATCCTGGTTAGCGTTGTTACCGGCAGACTGTTCTCCTTTAGGATTCGTACCTGTATAAAATAGATTTTTTATCTGAATATCAAACTTTAATAAATCATTATTTTGTCCGCTATAGATATAATCATATCTCTTGGCTATTAATTTTTCTAACTCAGGATACCCCGGAGGTGCTGCTGTTGGCGGACTGAAAATACTAACATGTATTTTATAAGGAAGAACTCGAAAGATTATCTTCTTGGCATAATCTCCTCGCTTGTCATCGAATCCGTCTAATTGTATCTGAACATCAATTTTAAACCAATCTATAAATCCTTCCGGGCTTGGTTTTGTTTTTAAAGCCAGAGATGCATACTCCGAGCTTAATATAGTCTGTGTTATAATCTGTGTGATGCTCTGACCTTGAGGGAATTGAAATTTTCTATTTTTCGGATCGATCACCATTTGATTTCTATTGACTTTGCCTGTGGTTTTATCGATCACATCTCCTTCTCTTTTAAAAGGAATATTTCCGCCGTCGGCTGCAGTGATTCCCATATCAGCATTACCGATAGTATTATCACCGAATGATCCCACAGGCGTCGATGCCTTGCCAATTTCTTTAGGTGTAGCAGCGGAAGGATTAACGACTGCCTTATTTGTAAACCCCGATGTGGCCGTATTGAATAACTGATCAGAACTGTTTGGAAATTCTACGATATACGTATCTGGTAATAATTGTTTCTCATCTAATACTGCATCTTGCTCTGATCTGTTCAGTACTGCACATAGACTATTTTCGCCTTCGACTAAAAGATGCTTGACGGTAAGCTGTTTGTTTTTGTCTCCTTGGATAGCGATATCGTTATAGACTCTATTAACAGTATTACTATATCCTTGATGATTGTAAGGAATAGCTGTAATTTTATAATTACTACCGGACTCGGTCGTGTCAAATTCTACCTTACTTAATTTGATCGTAAAAAATTTTGGTTTCACACCAGTGAATAATCTTCCATCGTCGGTACTTCCTAAGAAATCTAATCTTAATACATAAGGAGCTTGTAGATAATTCGGATACTTGGCATTTAATGCGGCTAATTGCAGACTTTGTAAGAATAGGCCCATACTATACGGTTCGTATATCTCAAAGTCAAATGTGATTGCATTGCTGTTACCAGTTTTTTGGCTAGCCGAAATAAATGTCTTCATATTAAAATTATTGACATAATATTCCGGTGAACCGTATAAAGTTTTAACTCGCTGGCTATCGAATCTTCCGGCAGATGCAAAGACCACATGTTTTAAATCTGCAGGGCTATTTCTATAACTTCTTGGGTCATTAAATTGCATTGGTTCTAACGCAGACATCGTCCACAGCGGAGTGTAAGAAGCAAACTGTTCTAATGCATTAGGAATGCCTTTTACGTTAGTACCTTGTTGTCCTGAAGTATTTCCAAGAGCAGGAGGCAAGAAACTAGCTGCTTGACCTGCGACGAGATTTAGAACTGATCTCGGAGAGCTGAGTCCTGTTATTACTTGAGCTACACCTCTTATTACAGATAATACAGACAAGTTATACTCCTAGATACTTCTGTAGGTTAGTTTTTTTAGGACAGTAAATGGTAACACCTGGTTCAAAATCGAAAATAGGATCTCTAATAACATCCATATTTCTCTGAGTAAAAACCCACCAAAGGCCGGCATCACCATAAAGATCATATGCTAGAAGATCCGGTCTATGTTTGTATTGATTTTCAATAGTGTATTGGAAATCGTCACCTTCAGCAGGAACTGGTCTTATTTCTAAGAGTTCTAGATAAAGATTATTTTCTACAGTATTCGCATAGGGAGATGATTTACTATAAGTCGCCATTAGATAAATCCTACACCTGTTCCTAGTGTTCCAGCAGCATAATCTTTTAGATTAAACTTTCTCAATCTTTCTCTGTTGTAAATAGGTGCAACTGTAACTGAGATATTGCTCATCACTGGCACCCAGGTATTTGTGCCGAACGTGTTGCAGTTTACGTAATTAACGTCGTCTTTTAGATCTACTGAAAAACTTTTTACGATCACCGGAACGTTGTTGAAAATGCTTCCGCCGTACCCGCTGAGATTACAGATTATTGGCGGGTTTCCTGCGTTGGCTCCTGATCCAAAAAACATTTTAGTGGCTGTCTTAAAAAATGTCGTAGCAGCTATCCAATAGGCTGCATCTGTTTCTGTCTCGCAGCTGAAATCACCAGCAATGGTTATTTCGTCAACCTGGCTATTTTTATAAGCCTGGAATGGAAAATTATTATGTGTTGGATCTATCTGAGTATAATTTGCTTTGGTGCTGACAGTGATCTGCGGCAAGTATGGCCAAACCACACCTCCTGTATTTTGTAAAAGCGTAAACATTGGAGAATTGAATATCGTCCATTCAGCATTTAATCTCACACGCCAGTCGTTACCGTTCGACGGACGTAATTCAATTCGTTGGCCTGTTTGTTTAAAAAGTTCTGCTCCGGAAGGAAGATTAGCTCCTCGTTTGATGCTGAGCAAATTATTAATCTGTCCAGCGATAGAGCTTACTGTTCCAGCAATGTTTGCGATTCCAGAAGCGAGATCGCCTCCTATTCCTAATTTGTTTATACTACTGGCAATATCTGCAGTGGCGTTTGCTATAGCTCCGGCAGATTGCTGAAGAGTGCTTATGGCTCCTGCGGCTCCTGCTATGCTGCTTTGAACACTGGACCCTAAACCACCCAAAGCTGTTCCTGCGCCCGACACAGCACCTTCTACTCCAGATGCGAATCCGTTTAATCCGGATCCCACTGCACCACTTAATCGATTAACTGTATCGTTTAAAGACTGGGCATCAAAGTTCACCGATGTGGCTCCAAGACCGCCCGATGCATTGCTAGTCTGCGATAAAGTTTGATTTACAGTCGCAATCGCATCTGCGATGGGGTTGATTGGCAAAGGCATAACTAAAAATATCTCCGTTTAGTCTATTTATTCTTGACAAAATGTGCTATTATATTAAAGTATACCAGGAGAATTATAAAAGTATGACTATAGCAAGCCCACCAAAAATCAAGTATCTAACCAACAAAGATTTATTAAAAGAAATACACCTTAGCAAAAATAGATATTGCTCTTATATTAAACCAGAATATCATCAATACGATCTAATTGTTACTAGCCTAGAAAAAATTAACATTCGCACTATTGCCGAAGCAAAACGAAATAGAGCCAAAAGACTAGGTCAAGAAGCTCATGAAGCTGCGGTTCAAGCGCAAGGAAAAAAAATATCTGCTAAAGAATTTGAAATCGATTATAAAAAGATCGACAAACACGATCTTGTGTTTCGAATTATGACATTTGAACACGTACCGTTGGCACCGGGTCGTAAGAAAACTCTTAAAAATACTGCTGACAGTCACGAAAAAGTTAACTTTCCTCCCTTCCAGCATTGGAAGTTTGACGAGAACGACAATCTCATATGTGTAGGTAAGAGCCACTGGAAAGGTGGGATGAAAACCGGAAAGTTTTCCAAAGATCATGGGCAGATGACAGACAACCTAGCCCGTATGTTTATCAAACTATGTGAAAGATATGCTACTCGCGGCAACGTCCGAGGCTATACCTACAACGACGAAATGCGTGGTCAGGCTATCCTACAGCTTACTCAGATAGGACTACAGTTTGATGAATCCAAATCCGATAATCCTTTTGCTTATTATACTGCTGCCGTTACTAACTCATTCGTTAGAATCATCAACATCGAAAAACGTAACCAAAACATTAGAGATGACATACTGGAGATGAATGGTATGAATCCAAGTTGGACTCGTCAGAACAGCGGTAACAACAGCGGAATGGTTCAAGAAAGATCCGTCGGAAGTTCTTCCGAAGGCGGCGGCGGTGATTGGGATTGATTTCACAGGCTAAAGACTGTAAAATATCTATATTATGAATCTATTCAAGAAAGTTGCTTGCTTTACCGATATACATTTTGGATTAAAAAGCGGAAGCAGAACACATAACATCGACTGCGAAGAATTTGTTACGTGGTTCTGTGACACCGCTAAAAAAGAAGGTGCAGAGACCTGTATCTTCCTAGGCGACTGGCATCACAATCGTGCCAGCACAGACGTGTCCACGATGAATTACACACTTTCTAATCTCGAGCGACTGAGCAAGAGCTTTGAAAAGATGTATTTCATCCTAGGCAATCACGATCTGTTCTACAAAGACAAGCGTGAGATCAACTCTGTAGAATTTATGCGCCTGTTTCCTAACGTGATTCCTATCCGCGAGCCGTTGACCGAAGGAGATGTTACTATCCTTCCTTGGCTAGTCGCAGAAGAATGGAAAAATATTCCTAATATCAAAAGTCGTTATATCTTTGGACATCTGGAACTGCCTAGTTTCTATATGAATGCTATGGTGCAGATGCCCGATCACGGACAGTTGCAGCGCAATCATTTCGTTAATCAGGAATATGTTTTTACAGGACACTTCCACAAACGTCAGCAATCAGGTAACATCGTCTATATGGGCAATGCATTTCCTCATAACTATGCAGATGCCGGCGACGACGACCGAGGCATGATGCTGTTAGAGTGGGGCGGTAAGCCTCAGTATCTAACTTGGCCAGGACAACCGACATATAGAGTCTATAAACTCAGCCAAATTATGGATCGTCCCGACGAACTTCTTAGAGAGAAAATGCACTGTCGGGTTACTATAGATATTCCTATTACGTTCGAAGAAGCGAACTTTATCAAAGAACAGTTTATTCCTCAATATAAACTCAGAGAACTGATGCTGATTCCGGAAAAAGTAGAGGTAGAATCTAACCTCGCTCCGATCGATCTAGAGTTTGAATCAGTAGACACCATCGTTATGAATCAAATCAATGCCATTGACAGCGAGACCTACGACAAAACACTGCTATTGGACATCTATAACAATCTATGATCAAAATAAAAAATCTAACAGTACGTAACTTCATGAGTGTGGGTAATCAAACCCAGGCTATTGACTTTGACAAAGGCCAACTAACACTGGTCTTAGGTGAGAACTTAGATCTCGGCGGTGATGACAGCGGTGCTCGTAATGGCACAGGCAAGACTACGATCATCAATGGACTTAGCTATGCTATCTATGGTCAGGCCTTGACCAACATCAAACGTGACAATCTAGTCAATAAGATCAACGGCAAGGCCATGTTAGTGACCTGTAGTTTCGAAAAGAACGGTGTCGAATATCATATCGAACGTGGTCGCAAACCTAACCTGCTGAAGTTTAGCATCAACGGACAAGAACAAGAGCAGTCCGAGCAAGATGAAAGCCAAGGTGACAGCAGAGAAACTCAGAAAGCCATCGAAGAACTGTTTGGTATGAGCCATGAAATGTTTAAACATCTAGTAGCGTTAAACACATACACCGAACCTTTCTTATCAATGAAGGCTGCTGATCAGAGAGCTATCATCGAAGAGCTGTTAGGTATCACCCTTCTCAGCGAAAAAGCAGAACAGCTCAAAGAGCAGATTAAATTTAGTAAGGATGCTATCGCTACAGAGAACACTCGTATCGAAACTATCAAGATATCTAACGAAAAGATACAGCAAAGCATCGAATCTCTAGAACGCAAACAGCGTCTCTGGGAAGAAAACAGCGACAAGTCTATCAAAGAATTAGAAGTCAGCATTGGGCATCTAGAAAAGATCGACATCGAAGCAGAAATCGCTGCACATAAATGTTGGGAAGAATACAATAAAAAGAAAACTCGCAAAGAAACAGCAGAAAAATGGATTGCTAACATCACTGCTGATAATCAAAAACAAGAAAAGCTCATAGATAAGCTAAAGAAAGAAATTGCCAGCCTTAATGATCATAAGTGCTATGCCTGTGGGCAAGATGTACACGACAGCAAACAAGCAGAGATCTTGACCCAGAAGGAAGAGCTGCTCAAAGAAGCTGCCTTACAGATCTTAGCTAATCAAACACAAGAGGAAGAACACCAGGCTACTCTCAAAGAGATCGGCGAATTAGAACAGTGTCCCGTGACACAGTACGACACTATCGAGCAGGCCTATAACCATCGTAGCACTGTAGAGAGCCTTCAAAAAGATCTCACAACTAAAAAAGCAGAAACTAATCCCTATACTGAACAGATCGAAGAACTTAGACAGACTGCGGTACAGGAAATCGACTGGGAGATGCTGAACGAATTAACTAGGGTTAAAGATCATCAGGAGTTTTTGCATAAATTATTAACTAGCAAAGACAGTTTCGTTCGCAAACGCATCATCGATCAGAACCTGGCGTTCTTAAATCAGCGACTAACTTACTATCTAGATAGGATTGGACTTCCGCACATCGTGGAATTCCAGAATGACCTGTCTGTGATCATCACACAGCTTGGTCAAGATCTAGATTTTGACAATCTTTCTAGAGGTGAACGCAATAGATTGATCTTATCTATGTCGTGGGCTTTCCGTGATGTTTGGGAAAACTTATATCATCCTATCAATCTGCTGTTTATCGACGAGCTAGTAGATTCTGGTATGGACGCATCAGGTGTAGAAAGCAGTATCGCAGTATTGAAAAAGATGACTAGAGAACGCAACAAGAATGTTTTCTTGATTAGCCACCGAGATGATCTAACCAGTCGCGTTAATCATGTATTGAAAGTAGTCAAAGAAAATGGGTTTACCAGTTATAACACAGATATCGATATAGTTGAATAATGGCCACAGATGCACACGACAAGATGATCGAAGCGTTCCAGCAGTATTTTAAATGGCAGGATCGTTTCGAATGGCGTGGATCTGAAGAAGCGGGTATCAAAGCTCGATTTTGGTTAGCAGAAATACGAAGACAGGCACATATCAGACGTAAAGAAATTATGGAAAAGAGAGAAGAAAGGCGCATAGCCAGAAATGGCAAAGTAGGCAGACCACCAAAGGCTACATAATGAGTGATATGGACTTACCAACAACAACCTATAGAAGAAATCCCTGAAGGCTACATTGGCTTCGTCTACCTCATCACGAATCTTACTACCGGGCAAAAGTACATAGGCAAGAAACTAACACAGTTCAAGCGTACTAAACCACCTCTCAAAGGCAAAAAACTAAAACGTAGATCAGTAGTAGAAAGCGATTGGCGCGAGTATTGGGGTTCTAGCGAACGCCTACAAGCAGATGTCGCTGCATTAGGCCCGGAAAACTTCACAAGAGAAATACTTTATCTTTGTAAAAGCAAGGCAGAAATGTCATATCTAGAGGCAAGAGAGCAGTTTGAACGTCGAGTTTTAGAAACAGATGACTATTATAATGGCATTATAAACGTCAGAGTAGGCGGCTCAAACATATTAAGACAACGTCTTTTAGAACAATCTAAGGCAAAATAACAGCGGTTTATTTGGCTAGCGCAGGCTAATATCGTGCGCTCTATACCTGGTCATTGGTGTACACAGGGACGGAATTCCACGCCGCAGTGGTACTCAACTACTACCCATTTATGGATGAAGATCGCTTAAAACCTGCGATTTAGTTGTTTGAAAAGGATATGTAAAGGTAAAAAGAGGGGAGAAAAACCCCACGTCTATGCAGATGATAGCAGATTTGTATAGGCCGCCGTTGTGATAAGACGGAGCTCGAGGTACCGGACAACCGCCTCTGTAATCGCTCTACTGCTGTGTGACATTGTTCGACTCGGATAATGCTTCTTAGCCCTTAGCTGGGCTAAGTGTGACTGAACGATCTGGATAATACTAACTTTGCGCTTCGCGCAAAAAATTATTTCGCACATCTTCGAAATAATTCAAAGAAAGAAAAAGTGCGTTGAGCGCAAGCGAAAACGCAAACGAGCTTTAGCTCGTTTTTACAATAAATAAACAATATTCCGGATATAATACAGAATGAAAATTCAATCCTTACTAAATGAAGAAGCTTTGCTGATAGAATCGCATATGGCTCAGAGTCGTAAGATACTTAAGGAATCGTGCGACGGTTTAACACAAGAACAACGAATAATCGTAGAAGGTATCTATAACGAACTACGACCTTTGATAGAAGCATCTCTGACCGCTGACCAAGTCAAGCAAGTGTTTGGAGCTGTAGAGAAACAGGCAGTCGCTGGTGGCGATTCCAGAACATTAGTAGGCAAAGGCGTTGACGTAGGTAAAAAAGCCAATGAGATCATCAACAATGTTGGTAAATGGCTGCAGGATACCACTCCTGTTAAGATGGCCGATCAGAAGTTTGAACAACTCAAAGCTAAAGTTGGTTCAAAGTTTCCGGAACTAGACAAACAATTAACAGGACTAGGTACCTGGATGAAAGAAAATCCAGGAAAGTCGGCAGCGATCATTGGTGTTCTAACTGCACTAGCATCTATAGCAGGCGGTCCAGTAGGCGGTGCCATAGCCGGTCAAGTATTACGTGGCGCATCTGAATTAATCAAAGGTGAAAAACTTTCGACTGCTGTGGGCAAAGGTATCAAAACAGCCGCACTGGGTTATCTGTCAGGCAAGGCATTTGAGATGCTAGGAGACTGGCTAGCCGGAATGCGAGCCGATGTAGTCATGAAAGATCAATTCGCTGAAGTAACGTTTGGTGCGAAGAAAACTCTAACAGCACCGGGCTTTGAATGGACAAAAGAAATACGGGGTCTAAATGTCAAAGTGTTGCCCGACGATGCTGAAACCATCAACTTTTTAATGGATACTGTTAGTCGTGGTGGCAGCGAAGGTGTTCAAGCCTTTGACAAACTGGCAAGATTAGCAGCCGAAATACGTAGTGCTGATTACAAACAACTGTTAGCAGATGTTGGTGTTATGGCTCGAGACAACGACAGTCTGTATCAAGTCATACAAGGTGCCAAAACTGGTCTGCAGGCAGCATCACAGGGTGCTATTGCTGCCGCAGGTGCGGCCAGCGACGGTAAGAAAGAAAGCTATTATGTACAGGATCGTCCATTAAGCGAAGGTCAGGTTTATCTCCTATTCAACAAGATCGATCAGCAGCAGGATATAGTTATGGAAGGTCCTATGGATCTGCTGAAAAAAGGTGCCGGTGCGGTAGGCAAAGGGTTAGCCTGGGCAGGTAAGCAGGCCACAGAAAAGATCACATCAGCTAAATTGTTTGCATCATGGAAACTGGAAGGTTCTCCCACAGACAGTGAAGCATTGGCTAAATTCCTACAAGGTCAAGGTGTCAGCGATGACATAGTCAAACAGGTCTACACAGACATGAAGATTCCAGCTCCTGGTTCAGCTCCAGCCGCTGCTGCGGTAGATATTGAAACTGTCAAACAGATGCTTGCTAAACTGCCTGTAGATCGTAAAGCTAGATTATTGACTTACCTATTAGGTGGTAAGCGAGCTATGAAGCAACCTGCAGCAGCACCGGAAGAGGATAATCCAAACATCGTCAAAGGCACCGAATCTAAGATCCCTAGAGGACCAAAACTATGAGATTGAATCAAATACTAACAGAAGCAGAACAGCAAGAACTCCAAATGCTACAGGAAGGTCCTCTAGGGTCTTTGGCCAAAGCCGCAGGGCGAGGAGTCGGTAATGTTATCGGGGGTGTTGCCCGTACCGCAGGCGCTGTCAAAGGCGCTGTCAAAGGCGCTGTAGCTCGCGCTAAAAGTAGTTTTGCTGGTGGTGAAAAAGATGCTTTCAAAGCACTAGCAGGCGAACCAGATGATGCTGGTTCATCAAAAGCTCCTAGCGCAGGAGGAGCCGCAGGGCAAAGTGGAGCACCTGGTGCAGCTGGTAAACCTGGAGTAGGTGGTGCAGCCGGACAAGCAGGCGCTGCTGGTCAAGATGGTGCACCTGGTGCTGCTGGCAAACCTGGTGCTGCTG